GCCAGCGCTTTGCCTCGCCCTTGGGGTCAAGGGTTGGGTACATCTTCAGCTGTTCCAGCAGGTAGTTGAAGGTGGTGGTATTGGCGCGACGGGCCATGTTGTAGAGCTCGGGGCTCACCGGCTTGCCGCGCTGCAGCTGCTGCAGTTCCCCGTACACCCACCGCGGCTCCATGACCGGCCGGCTTTGATACGTGCGGATCGTGTCGTCTGAAAGCTTCCTGGCGCCTTCACGGGGCACCCCGCGGGCATCCCTGGGGTTGGTGCCCACCTTGCGCGGGCCAAGCTCCCCGGGCTGGCGGCCGGTGAGCTCCTTGATGATCTGCACATACTGCGGTGACTTGCGGGCCCGAGCCGCCGCTTCCGACATTTCAACGCTGCGCTGCGCGGGGCTGAGCTGACGACCTGGGTTCTCGGCCTTCCAGTTGCGGATGCCCGTAGACAGTTCTCGCTCGTAGAGCGCCGTGAGCCGATTCGCGGCTGCGGTGAGCTGAGCGTTCTGGTAGGTGGAGGCCACAGCGGCTGACACCGAAACGCCACTGCCTATCTGACTTGCCATCATCTGAGACAGCAGTGGGCCCTGCTTGCCGCCGACTTTCTGCTTGTCACGGATCTGGCGAACCGCATCGCTATCGAGATCCTGCAGCACCTCCTGTTGCACGCGATCGCGCACACCCGCATCAAAATCAGCCGCGCTGGAACGGGCCTTGTCGATCTCGCCGACCAATCGCCGGTAGGTTTCTCGCTTCCCTTCCGGTGTTGGCTCCTGGTTTGCAATCTGCTGGGCCTGCCTCAGCGCATTGGCGTAGGCGTTCGGGTCATCAGTCCATGCTGATGGCGGCATCATGCCAATCTCAACCGCAAAGTTCTCGGCGAGGAATGGATCAGGCGGGCTGACCACCTGCACATACCTGCTCTGATCGTTTGCACGCCTGGCAATGTATTCCTCGGGGTTCAGATACCCCATCCCCAGCGCCATGTTTCGGAACGCCACCAGCGCCGCCGGGTAGCCCGGATCATTGGGGTCCAGCGATCCGGGGCCTTTCTTCTCTGGGGTGCCGTACCAAGCAGTGTTCAGTTGGTTCTCAACCGTCTTCTGCTTCAAATCGTGCTGCTCTTGCGTGGCCTTCATGCCACGCACCTGCAGCTCCTGCATCTCCAGTGGTGCCATGGCACCCCATGTCGGCCGCTTCTCGTAAGGCATCGACGGATCGCCGCCTCGGATGCTCTGCAGCAATCCGGCGGCAAACGGCCCGGCGTTGCCATACGTGCCGCCCACCTGTGCGCGGATGTACTGGATCGCACGCGCACGGGCTTCTGGGTCGAGCAACCGCAGCTGCTGATCCAGTCCCTGCGTGAGCACCGCCGCACCGTATTCACGCCACTCCGCTGTGCCGCGCTTGTAGGTGACGCCATCCACCACAGCGTCGTTTTTCAGGATCTGATCAACAGTGGCGCCCAGCGCTGCAGTAGCAGCAGACGTTGTTGAATCCTCGACCGCCTTGTTGTAGAACTTCCGCTGCTTGTCGGTGTACTGCTCAGAGGCCTTGTTGACACGCGGCGTCACGTAGAAGTTGACCTCCAGCTCGTCGCCGGTCAGCCCATAACGCCCCAGCGCCTGGCTGGTGAGCTGCACCTGCCGCGCTTTCAGCGCAGGACTGCCTGGCTTCATCTGTGCCAGCAAGCCCGCACTGTTGACCAGATCGTCCTCCAGGGCGTTTTCGACATCGGCTGCCACAAGCTGCGCCACTGCTCGCCGCTGACCGATCAGTGCCCACGGGTTGGATTCCTTCAGCAGTTGCGCTGCCTCTGGGTCGCGCTTCTGCAGCTGGCCAATCGTGCTCGCGGCATCCGCTGCACCGGTTTCCGCCTGCACCTGCAGGCTGAGCTGTGCCCGCGCGTATTGGTTGCGGGCCCTGTAGTAGCCCTCCTCGATCTTGCCCTTCGCGTAGCTCTCGTATCCCGTTTCTGCCGTTTTCATCAGCGCACTGCTGAACGGCGCCAAGGCTGCAGCCAGTTGCTGGAACTGGTTGAACCCCTGCACGTTCGTGGTGCCGCTCTGCTGCAGCGTGTCGATCCCACGCGCCGCGGGGAGCTCTACCGGTCGCGCTGGTCCCGGAGTGTCCTGCTGGGCAGCCTGCACAAACGCGCCGATCGGCCGCGCCGTTGGCGTCACCTGTCCGAATGGCAGCATCCGATCAGCCATGCGTCAGTCCCCCCCCAGCAAGTTGAGGCCGCTGAACGCCAAGCGGGTTCTGCTTGTTCCAGGGCCTGATGAGCTGGACGGGATCTTCAGGGAGTTCATGGTTCCCTGCATCGAGATGCCCGCCTGCACGCCACCCAACACCGCTGTGCCGATGTTCAGCGCCGTGGCCGCACCGCTCGGACCACCGCCCGTCATGGATGGCGGCGGCGGTTGCAGCAGCGTCGGCAGCGGCGCAAACGGTGCCACCGGGTCGATGTAGGGCTGCTCCTCGTAGAACTGCTGGCTGTTCCACCGGCTCAGATACTGCGCCACCTGGCCCGCTTGCTCGCGCGTGTACTGCCGGCTGCGCAGCTTCTGGTTGATCCCCTGCAGCGTCTCGAAATCACCCTGCTGCCGCGCGAAGTCGTTGACGATTCGATCCACCGATCGCCCCTCTTGCCCCATCGCCTGCACCGAGGCCCGGCCCTGCAGCGCCCGCCACTGGTACTGCTGCATCGCAACGGCATCCTGCATTGATGCCTCAGCCATCGCCTGGCTCAGCGCCTCGCTGTCACGCACATACGAGGCCCCAGCCGCTGAGCGGGTCTGGCCAACGACATCGGCCTGCCGTGCAGCCTTGACCAGCTCCATGTTGCGCAGCCCATTCACATAGGCGAGCTGCTGGTTGTAATTGACCGTTTCCTGCCAGTAGCGGTACTGCCCGTTGGCATCGGAGATCCGCGCATTGAAGCCCGCCTGCCATTGCGCGAAGCGTGAATTGGCGTCCTGAAACGCCCGCTGGTTGAGGTAGTCCTGCTCCTGTGCCTTGGCGCTGGCGCTGGCGCCAAAGATCCCCAGGCCAGCTTGGGCAACACCAAATGCAACCGAGATGGGGTCGATCACCATTAGGCCGCCCTCCAGAAGTGGCAGAACAGCTGGCAGCTGCGCCCCATCGGCTCAGGCGTGTCGATCGTGAACCCGAGATGCCGCAGCCATCGCAGCGTGGTCAGGTTGCTCGCCAGCGCCCAGTTCTCCAGATACCGGAAGCCGTGCCGCTCGAACAGCGAATCCACCCACCGCCGGCCTTCCCGCAGAAACTGACGCCGATTGCCGGCAGTGGCCAACAGCTCATCGGTGGCCAGCAGCCAGATCACGCTGCCCCCGTCGCCGCCGACGCCACAGATGCCCACAGCGCTCCCGTCTTCTGCAGCTATGCAACGACAGATTGAGGACATGCGCCAGCTCTCTTGCACGGCCAATTCTGCCGTCAGCTGGTGGCTGTAGAGGACTTCCAGCCGATCCTGGTAACGCATCCGCTCGGCAATGCGCTGCACCCCTGCAGGTGTTGGTTCAATCCACCTCATTGCAGGCTCCTCGCCTGGCCGGTCATCAGGCCCACCCACTCGCACGAACTGAACTTGCAGGGGTGTGGCGTGTCGTTCAGCAGCTCAACGACGCAGTTCTCGCCGCGACTGTTGATCGGGATGCGGAACACCCCCTCGGCGTAACGCATCGCCTCGGCCTCGGCCTGGTTCAGCGAGCTGCCGATCAGCGAATTGCGGCTGCCGAGAATCGTGCCATCAAACGTATAAGTGGCCGCATCGCGCCGTTCCGCCATCACCTGCACCCTAAAATAAAAGGTTTCGTGATAACGCAACTTGGCATGACGCACTTGCGTTCTCATCACATTGGCTGCAGTCTTGCCGCCGCCGATGTCCCGATACAGCTTGAATCGCGTGAAGCGATAGCGGAAGGTGAACGCCTCCCCGAAGAACACCGGCGCCGTGCTCCAGTTGCCAAATGCTGTGATCGTGTTGCCGCTGCTTGCCTGCCCCAGCAGCACGCCACCGTTGACGGTCGCAGTCCAACCGCTCCATGCCTGCGTCAGCGCTTGGATGGTGTACGGCAGCGTCCAGGTGGTGGTGTTCTGCACAGCGTTGTAGGTGCCGGCCGCCACGCGCAGCGCCACAGGCGTCGCCGTGGTTGTGGTCACCGTCCGATCCAGCAGCAGCAGCGATGGGCTTGGGCTGGCACTGGTCATCCGGTCAGTCACTGGCATCGACTCCAGCCAGACCTCCGTCCCGTACCGCACCAGCAGGTACAGCACTTCCTCCACGCACAGGATCGAGAGGATCTCGTCAGCCCCGCTCAGCTCCCAGTGGCTCCAGCTGGACTGGGCGCGTTCCACGCCGCCACCGGTGTTGCGGTAGAGGTATTTGTAGACGTAGATCCGTTTCTGGTAACCGCTGGCGCTTGAGATAGCAAACCAAGCATTGCCCGTATCATTAGCCGTCAGCTTGAATGTCCCGGATGGGATGTAGCTGGACACTGCCATCGTTAGATCCGACGCATCCGCAATCAGCGCAGTGCCCGCGCCGCGCACACTGAACTCGCGGAACTGACTCCACTGCCCGTTGGCCATGCAGAACACAATCGTGCCCTGCACCGGAATCGGCCGGCAGTTGGGATCCATCTCGTAGCTGGTCAGCACCGTGATCTGCGCTGTGCTGGGTGTCAGCACGGTTTCAGCAGCGTTGAACCGGAACTGGATCTGATCGGAGAAGATGATCAGCTCGTCCTGGTATGGCACCGCATACCGCAGCACGCTTACCCGGTTGTTGCTGGCCGCAAGGTCGATCGGGTCTGAATCCAGAATCGCCGTGACCGTTTCCGGGAAGAACTCAAAGAAGTCCCGCGCCCGGCTGAGGATCACGTTCTCGTCTGCCAGGAACCCGAGCCGGTTCTTGTAGATGAATACGTCCTGGATCGGCTGGCCGATGAACGATGGATCCGGAGCCGTCTCGTAGTCGCCGGCCGTGCGCTGCCCCCAAGTGGGGATCGTCACGCCGCTCACGATGGCGCCATTGGCCGGGCCAAACCAGAACGCGCCGGTTGGCAGCCGCACCAACAGATGCGGCATCGTGCCCTGATCAATCCGGTACTCAACCCCGGGGCTGACCGTTTCCTGCCAGCTGCCCTCGCCAAACGTGCCGCTGCGGCAAACGAAACTCACGTAGTAGCCGTCGAACTTGTTGCCCGGATCGCCCACCACCTCGATCTGATAGCCGGACGGTGCGATCGTCGGCAGCTCGGTGAACGCCTGCACGCTGTTGGTGATCGCCGTGATGTCCGCGTTTGCTCTGGCATCGGTGGCAGCAAGCGTGATCGCGCTGCTGCTGGTGAGATGCAGCACCGAACCGCTGCGAGCAATCGTGACCCCCGTCAGCGGGCCGGCCGCGGCGGTGCTCACCGTTGCCACCTGAACCGGGGATGTATCAGTGCCGCCTTCAAGGAGGTAGCGGGCCACAAACACCTTGGCGCCCGCCTGGTATCCAGCCCCGCCGGCATTGATTGCCGTCGCCGTGATCGCCGTGCCGTTGCCGGTCACATTGACGAGCAACCCCAACCCGTCGCCATCGGTGGTGGTGGGCAGGCCGGTCTTCGTTGTGCTCAGGGTCGTCGCCGATCCTGTGAAGGTCAGGGCCGTGGCGGCCCCGAAAAGCATCGCCGCCCGGAGCTGCGCGGCAATCTCCGCGCTGCTGATCCGGTTTTCAATGGTGAGGCTGCCAGTCACCACCACAGGCGCCACCGCGGTGGCCACCGTGACCTGCTGAGTGTTGACGTTGAGCGTGTAGCGCTGGCCGTAGTTGGCCGCCTTCACCCACACCAGCGCTTCGTTCGCGGCTGGCCGGGCCACAGCAGGCGCCAGGGCCGTGTCCATCGCTGGCACGGCCTTGGTGTTGCTGATGAAGGTGTAGTCGGCGATCGAGGCGGCCCGGATGTCGGCCTTTGCGCTCACCACCGACGACAGGTAGCTGAACGCACCGCTGGCGACGGTGACTGTCCGCTCGACGCCCGTCAGATCAAACACCCGGATGGCCGTCTTGCTGATCACCGCCAGGTACTGCTCGGTGGCATCGCGCAGGATCTGATGGAAGAACACGTCGCCGAAGCTGGTGGTGCTCACCCGTGCGATGCAGCTGCTGCCCTCGCGCTTGCGCAGCCCCTCCGCAGCAGAACTCATCCCGTTGATCTGCACCTCACCTTGCGTGGGGTCGCGCTGAGCATCCGGTTGCTGGCTGATCCCCTGGAACAGATTGGGGATGGAATAGGAGACGAGATCAGCCACGCAGGTAGCCCCGGTTGCGGCCCAGCAGACCAAGACCTGGCGAGTAGGTGGGGAACGGCCTCATCCCGGGACCGCCGGTCAGGCTGTTCGCCTGCAGCTGATCCATCTCAACCGCCTGCAGCGCTGTCAACGCCGCCTGCTCATCCACCGCCGTGTACTTGAACGAGGAGGAGTCGCCCAGCACGCGACCGCTGAACACCCGCGCTGAGCGGATCGTCACCCATCGGTTGAACGCTTCAGGGCTCTCGTCCCACGACAAGAGGAACACCACATCAGCCTTGAGGGATGTGACATCACTGCCCAGGGAATAGGTGCGCTTCTCGCGGTCGTACACCCGCTGGCCGCGCAGCTGGAACCGGCCGGCCCACTCGTAGGCATCCGCGGCCCACCTGACCACATTGGTCGGCACCACGATCTCGTTGGTGTTGTCCTTGGTGAACTCGTAGGCCTGTTCGCTGTTCCAGCTCCAGCCGTTGACCTGCCCCTCCTTGTGGAACTCCAGCAGGGTGCGCTCAGCCATCGAGGCCTCAACGATCTGCTGGGTTTCCAG